GGTTCTGTTACATCTATTAAAGATAACCCTACCCTGGCCAAAATTTTATGTGTGCCGCGAATCATGAGTCGAATTTATTCTATGCGAAAGCTTATTAAAGGCTTCTATCCTTTATTCGACCGTCTTCCGACTGATTTAGTTGAACAAAGAGTTATTCCATTTCTCGATCTTTCTTATTATGCGATGGAGCTTGGCTCTCGCTTTGACTACTCTCTTTTTGGTTCACTTGGTCTTAAAGAGTATAAAAATACTACGACCGGTGAAAAGGGACTCGTCTATGACGATACTCCCATACGTCAGGACATACGTGTCATGACAGAGGTAGCTAGGACTATGGCCTTTAAAGAGCCAAATAATATAAGACCTGTTGGTCTTTCAGAGTCCTTTAAAGTTCGAGTTATTACAGCCTCTCCCCCGCTCCGCTCCTATGCTTTAAAACCATTACAAAATTATTTATTTAATGTTTTAAAGAAAAAGAAGTGTTTCCGACTCATTGGTGAGCCGGTGAGCGAAAAGTATATAACAGAAATATTAGGGAAGTATGTAGGCTGGGAGTTCCTTAGTGGCGATTATAAAGCAGCCACAGATAATTTGTTAAGCGAACTCTCTGAATATTGTGGCCATCAAATAAATAAATATTTAGGAATTGATGGCGAAACTCTTGGTTCTCTTTTTATTGACGCACTAGTTAATCATAAAATTAGTCCAATGGACTACTGGTGCGCTACTGGTGAAGACATTGATCATGCATTAGACCAAAAGAATGGTCAGTTGATGGGATCTGTTGTTAGTTTTCCTGTCCTTTGCATTGTCAATGCGGCTTTATGCGCTTTATGTTTAGAAGAGGGATTAAAATGTAATCGTTATCTAGATGATCTCCCTCTTATGATAAATGGTGATGATTGTGCCTTCCCAACCGATAATTTTATACATTCTTTGTGGAAGTACTTTGGTACGTGCGCGGGTCTGTCCCCTTCTGTGGGGAAATATTTTAAGACTCGCGAATTTGTACAAATAAATTCACGTAATTTCATACCTGGTCCCCTTATGCTTAAAAAGCAAAGAGGGCCCTATATGGAAGAATTCGCCGATTATGTTTACGGCGAACAGTACTTCACTCGGTTTGAGGAAATTCCCTTTGTTAACCTTCGACTACTTGTCGGAAATCCACGATCTACTGCAACGGAAGTCCCTGAAGATTTTAAATTAACTTCAATTGGTTCCCGTCAGCGAGATTTTATTTTAGATGGTCCCGACTTTCTTTTTTCTCAATTAGCAATTCTATTTTATGCTAGAAATGAGAATTTAATTAAAAATAGTCGCTTACCCTGGTTTGTCCCTACTAAGTACGGCGGTCTCGGATTAAATTATAAATTAACTCCTTTTGGAGGAGATCTGTCTGACACTGACCGTGCTGTTTGCGGCTTAATAAATGCCGGCAAATTTAAGAATCCTCCAAAAAATATTAAAGTTGAGGATGATTGGAAGACCAACGCCTTAGTGATGGATATATTAGAAGCTAATAAGCTTACCATCAAGGAGGTTGATCAACCTGATGAGGACTGGGGTCGGTTCTACGGACTTATGTGTTTGTCCGTATTCTGTTTCAATTCAAGAGACGAAATTAATCCTAATTTATGTACTTTTGAAACAGTTGAGGGAAAGAGACGACGTAAGATCTATGAATATCAGTATAGAATTCGTAAAGCACGTCGCTTCTGGTCTAAGGCACAGCAGCACCCTGGGGTATGTAATAAAAAATATAGAAAGTTTAACCCCTTTATGAAGCGCTTTCAATCTTTAGGCCCTATTAAGAGTTACGGCGAACTTGCAAGAGATACTGCCAATGATTATGGCAGCCTAGATTTTTCTAGTGGCAAGTTAGAAGAACTGTCTAGCTATATTGTACCGATGGAACTTTAGTTTCATTTGATAATGAGTTGATGTCTACTCTTCAAAGTTAGACCCAACACTTGGCTCGGCATCCACTGACAGCTTTGAGTGTCCACCTCCGGAATATCACCGGGGGGCTCTCGGACCCTGATTGTTGGTGCATGGTTACTGGTCCGGGTGTTGGAGGTTAGGTTGGAATGCATAATCCTGAATTCGATTAACGACCCACGCTTTGGGATATTGGCTGAACTATCAGCAGGTATTCTGGGCGTGTGTGACGAGCGTCTTGTCAGGAGTGTGTCGCAACCTTCGTACGC